CAATCTTATCTCGCTGACTGAGTACAGTTAGGATGGAGTATTCCCCTCATTTTGCGGCCGGCGCACTTGCCGTTACTATTGGGAAGGTTGCCTTCAATTGTGGAAGGTATTGGTGGAGCAAGACTACATTGCGTGAGCTTTACATTACACGTGCTGCCGATGCTCAGATTTCTAATGAACTGGTTACAGATGATGAGGCTGCCGAGCTCCAAGAGCTCCTTGAAGTTTCCCTCACATCTGAGTTTCCAGAAGCTGTGAAGAAACGCATCCGCAAGCACCGTGGGTCTTACCGCAATTATCTTGTTCAGGTCGGACAGGCCAAGTTTGGCTGCCCTTCTCGGAATGAGGCCAACAGACTCTGTGTTCGCAAGCATCTTTTTGATACTTGTGTTGCAGATGGACTCCTCGCCAGGCATATTAATGATCACATTGATATTGCAACGGAGTTGGTCTTTATACCAAGTCGGAGCCACTTGACTGCCGCGGCAATTAGGCACACTGAACTCTCCCGTTTGCGTTTAGGGGTCATGCAAGACCTCGCTGGGCCTCGGCCCAGTGTCGCATGATGGGGCCCAGATAAACTGGAGGGGATAGATACTGTACCCGGCGTCTATCCCGGTATCTCTCCAGTTAAGTCGGGTACCCAAAAGCCCAAGAGAATTTTAACTATGAGTCAATTCCTCTTGGGTCACAATGTGCAGACTCACAACAATTCGCTTGCCAACCTTGTCCGCGGGGTCGGTGAGCGTGTGCTATTCCGCAACAAAGATCTTAAACTACCTGTTTTACCCTTAGATGGTATCTTTGAGCGGCAGCTAGGGTCGTACCGCAGACCGCTGACTGTTGACATTGGTTTCCAATCCCCTGTGACTCGTGATTCGTTCCCGAGTTTCTACAAGGGACCCCGGCAATTATTGTACCAACGGGCAGTTGACTCACTGCAATTTAATGCAGTGAGTTCCCGCGACGCTAGACTGAAAACGTTCGTAAAGGCAGAGAAGCACAACCTCACGTTGAAGAGCGATCCTGTGCCACGTGTCATCCAGCCACGTGACCCACGCTACAATGTTGAGGTTGGCCGCTATCTCAAGCCATTGGAGCATAAGCTGTACAAGGCGATTGACAACCTGTATGGTTCTCCTACCATTATGAGCGCGTATAATGCCTACACACAGGCCACCCATCTCCATGATAAGTGGCAATCTTTTGCCAACCCGGTGTGTATTGGTATGGACGCCTCCAGATTTGACCAACATGTGTCACCACAAGCACTTAAGTTCGAACACTCTATTTACCATGCTATATTCAAGAGTAGAGAGCTTAAGCGTCTTCTGAAGTGGCAAATTAATAATTCTGGAGTCGCTCGTGCGGCTGACGGTTACTTTAAGTATCAGGTGAAGGGGTCTCGCATGTCCGGCGACATGAACACCAGTATGGGTAATAAATTACTCATGTGCCTGATGTGCCACCGCTACCTGACAAGTCTTAAGATACCGTTTAGCTTTGCGAATAATGGTGACGACTGTTTGATATTTACCGACACGAAATATCTGAAGTGCCTTGACAAACTTTCACTGTATTTCAAGGACTTTGGATTCGACATTGTGTGTGAGCCACCAGTTTTCGAGTTTGAGCAGTTGGAGTTCTGTCAGACCAAGCCCGTTTGTGTAAACAATGCATGGCGTATGGTCCGTAATGTAACCACCTGTCTCACTAAAGACGTCACTTGCGTCAATCTCGGACACGATGTCGAAAGTTACCGTATACTTCTTCACAGCATTGGTGACTGTGGTCTTGCAACCGCAGCCGATGTACCAGTACTGGGAAGTTTCTACCGTATGTTGAAGCGGTTCGGCATTACTGGTAGACCACTGTATTGGGATGAGCATAACTATTATTATCGCAGCAGTCTTCGGGCTTATTGCAAATATGATGCTCCCGACGCAGCTGGGCGGTACTCGTTTTGGTTAATGTCAGGCATCAGTCCAGACGCACAGGCTTCCATTGAAGACTATTTCAATGCTAGCGTCTGGGGAGGTGATAAACGCCAATTTATCAACCAGCTATTGCCCTTCACAAAATGAAGAACACACGAACGAAGTCCCGTGCTTTAACTCGACGTAAGCCCAATCCTTTGGATTCGCGGCCACAGAAATCACCTCGAATGAAATTTGCCTTTGACGGTAGTAATCTTCACAGTACAATCTTTGTCACTGCTAGTGCCACCGCAGCTAATGTCGGTTCTGATTTCCAACAAATCGGCACTGATGGCGGTTTATCCCCTTCTAGGGTTGTAAGTGCCATGGTTCGGCAGTACCGTGAATATCGTTACAACAAAGTTACTGTACAATGGATCCCTACAGTCGGTCCTGCTCACTCCGATGCTGGTGCTAGGGTCTCTTTTGCCTATATAGATAATCCTGAGCAAATTCTTGCTTTCCAGACTGCCATCGCACCTCTTAATACGGCGGCGTTACGTGTCCCCTTCGTTAAAAATGGACGTAACTCCCTTACTTTCAATGCGTGGGAGCGTATCACCTGGAATGTGCCTCTTTCGAAGCGCAAACCTTGGTTCGACGTTAACACCAATGAGGGTGCTTATGATGTCAATGTGATTGACCGTGCCGTCCAAGGCATGGTCGTTCAAGCATATGAGTCTCCAACAGCCATTATCATATTAGGCACCGCAAAGGTAACATTCGATCTTGAACTACGTGGCCTCAACCCTGATGTTGGTGCTATCGTCTAAACATCAATTAACCGGGACAAATCGGGAACAGTTATCACACCATACACGTATAGCCTTCGGAGTAGATGGCAAACCACCGGCCTTGGCGGGCCTACTCGCAGCAGTTTATATTTGCTGTAGGGGTGGTTTAATCCCGAGGGAGACATGGGAAGTGTGATAAAGGCTGTGGCATGACCCACCTGAAAAGGTGGTGAGGGCGCGCACAGTTAGATACCCA